CAACCTCGCGCTCTACCTGATGCCACCGCGCAATCTGCGACGGAGTCCACCCCCACGCATGCTGTATCGCCATCCTGGTCACCGTGTCCGTTGCAAGTGCCATCTAGTCATCCCTCCGTTTCGGCGCACAGCGCGAGTCCATTCCAGGCACGTACAGCCACGCCATTCACGCCGCCTCCTTGCGTACCACCGCCAAACGGGACCGGCTCTGTACGGCCTCACAACCGCGCAGGAGCGCCGCTATGCCGTCGTGCACACTCTGACGGTACATATCAGGCAATCGCGCGTCCTGGAGCATCTCATCGAGCAGGAGGAGGTTTATATCGACCACACGCGGCCCCGATCCGTCGCTAAACCCCGCCGCAAGCAGCAGCGCGTCCCGTTCAGCCACGGTGCACCGCATCGCCGCCGCCAGCCTCTCCACCACGTCGCGGGCCGGTTGCCGCTTCCCCGCCTCGAGACGGCTGACGTAGCCCGGACTCACCGCGCTCGCCCTCGCCAGGCGAACCATGCTCATACCGCGATCCTCTCGCAACTGCCGCAGCAGCACTGGGAACCCGCTCACCTGCGCCACCTCCAGCAACGTGAATAGGCCACCAGCCACGCTGCCTTTCGCTCCCGGCGTGCTTTCGCTACCGCCTCACGTAGCGCCACCAGTTCGCGTTGCAATTCCGCCGCCTGTGCCGGGTCATACGTGTGCGGCTGAAGCGCCGCTGCTAGTTCGCACTCAACCTGCTCGATGGTCATACCGCCTCCGCTCGTGGGAGTCCCGGCATGGTCGTCTGCACGGGCCGCGCTGCCGCCTGTTCGTCGATCAACGTTTCGTATTCGCGCAACAGTTCCACCCACGTGTCCTCCCAGTGCTCAACCGCGACGCCACGCGCGTTCGCGTCGCCGATCTTGTCGAATCCATCCCGCAGCCGGGATACCAACGCTTCGATCCGCCCCTCCTGTGCGCTCATGCCGCCTCATCCTTCGCTGCCGTTTTTGACAACTCCAACTGGTACGCCATACGAATCGCCGTTTCGATCCTGGTATCCGATTCAAACGATCCGTTCACTCCGGCGAGATAGGCTTCTGCCCATTGCACCAGGCTCACTTCCAGCCTCCATCGCCGCCGTTCGATGTCTTCGATCAGTTCGTCGAGTGGCATCGTTTGCGCGTCTGTCTGTGTGCTCATCGTTGCGTTGTCTCCCAGTACCGGCCCGTCACCTTGTCATGCCGAAAGAGGACCGGAGACGATCCGGTCAGTCCGCCAATCTCCTGAAACCTGATTTTCTGCACATGCACCTCCACCGGCGCGTACTCATCGCCCTTGTCGCGCACCAACACGAATCCGTTATCGGCCTTGTTGAAAAATGCAGCGGAATCGGCGATGTCGTACAGCGTCGGCACGTCGTACCGCCCCGTCTGCTTGTTGCGGTATTGCTTGGTCGGGTGGGCGATCAACCCGCCCCACACGTCATGTCGGCGAATCACGTCCTTGATCCGGCGCAGCTCGTTATTGCAATACTCCGTCATGGTCATACCAGCCGGTCGGCTGTGGTCCATTTCGTTCCACGGGTCCATCAGCCAGCCGTCCACCCCGTGCCGCCGGTGCGTCCAGAGGAACCCATCGATCACCGCGTCTACCGTCGGCTCTTCGGGTAAGACCATGAAGAATTTATCGCGCAGGAACTCCCGCCCCTGCCGCAACGTCTCCCGGTCGATCCGTTGTGTTGGTCCGTCCCCAAACGGCTGACCCGACCACAGCGCAAGCAACGTAGCCCAGTGCCGTTCGAGCGGCTGCATCTCCGGCGAGCAGATGGCGAACTTCCACTCCCAGGATGACTTCGCAAGATTGACCATCATCGCGTCCATGAACATGCTTTTTCCCGATCCGGGCGTCCCCGTAATCACGGTGAGTTGCCGTCGCCGCACCGTGTAGTACCGATCCAGCGACGGCCAGCCGGTAGACGCGCCCCGGCCCATGCCCTCGGCGTACAGCCGTTCGATGGCATCCCAGGAATCGTCAATCGTGAAAACGCCCTCAACCGGAATCGGCGCCGCATCGGCCAATCGCTTGCCGACGCCATCCGCGCCCCATTGCATCAGCGCGTCGTTCGCGTCTTTCAAGTCCAGCCAATCGACCAACCAGCACCGATCCGCCCCGATACGCCGCGCCAGCTCATCGCGCAACTTCTGGCCCGGCTCATCGCCATCGGTCGCAATCAGTACCCGCTCCGCGCTCTTGACCGCTTCGCACGCCAGCGCGTAGCACTCACCCGATGGCGTCGCGCTCGGCATCGCCAGCACCGCCGTTCGTCCGGTGGCTTCCTCGATGGCGAGCTTGTCCATCACGCCCTCGACGATCACGATTTCCGGCTGACCGTCGCAATCGTCCAACCCGAACGGGATCACCGGCCTGCCCGTGTCGAACCGGTACCCCTTGGCCGAGAGCGCCCGGTATTGCCGATTGACGATCTCACCCTCGTTCACGTACGAAAACGTAATCGCGTTCTTTTCGCCGGTGATGCCGTTCCGCCGCGCGACCCGCTCACCGATACCCCGGCTCGCCAGCCACGTAATCGCCGCCTCACTCAGCGGCCCGGACACCACCGGAGCCGATGGCATCCGCAACGGCTGCACCTTCGCCGGTCCCGGTTGTATGCCGTACTCCGCCAGGATGCGCTCTGCTGCCACTCTCGGGTTCGTCTCGCCGGTTGACGCCATCTCCAGGTCGATCACGTCGCCGCCCTTGCCACACCCGAAGCACTTGAAATCCTGTTCGCTCACCCGAATGTGAAAGCTCGGCGTCGTCTCCGCGTGGAACGGGCAACACCCCCACCACTCGCCATTCGCCCGCCGGGTCAGCGGTAGCGCCATCTTCCCGGTCGCGTAGTCCTCGATGCGTACCGCCGCCTTGACGTGCGCAATCGGATCGGTCGTCTCAGTTCGCTTCGGCAACGCGACCACTATTCGCCCTCCTGGTTCATCGCCCGGTCGTACCAGATCACTTGCTCAGCAAGACTCTTCAAGCTCCGGCCGTATCCAATCGGTCCGTCATCGTCTACGGTCGCCCGGAACTCCTGCCCCATGCGCCAGATCGTGCCCACCTTGCCCCGATCCACATGCGCGACCTCCCAATTCTTCCCCTCTGCATCCCGGATGATTCGGTACTCGTTCATCACTCGTCGTCTCCTAGGCCGGCACGCCCCGGTATTTGTCAACAGGCTTTTCGACCCCCTCATCCTTCCAGCGACCGGCCCTCAGCCATTTGCCCGGATGTGGAATGTATCGACCACCTTCCTCCCGCCACTCGTCCGATTTCTTCTGCTCCGAGATGGCCCGCAATATCTCGACCAAGTCGTTGTGCGTTGTGCGTAGCTGCCGCCATGCCTTGAACGCATCATCCTTGCCAACCTTGCGAGGATAGGCTGCCCAGAACTCAAGGAACCCCGCCGAATACGCAACGCCGTTCGCGCGCGCTGGTGCGTTAGCACCCTTCTGTTCTGTTTCTGTTTCTGTTTCTGTTTCTTTATCCCCATGGGTTAGGGATGGGATGGTGATGGGTTCCCTATGGGATTCCTCTCCACCCCGCAACTCCGGGTAGGCATCCCATACCGTTTCCTGCACCGTTTCCGGGAAATCTGACAGTGATTTCAAGGCCGATTTGCGGAAGTTGTCTTTGTTCGAGTTGGCCCGCTGGTGCTTGTAGAAGTTGCGGACGAACACCACTTGGAGCTCAGGCCACCACGTCACCCGGCTGCTGATTTCTTCAAGGGCCACATCGAGCGCGTCCCCCCGAATGCCAGTCTCGAACATCATGGCCCGACGAGTGATCTCGAAGCACCCAGCGGCCGACGTGCGTCGGTTCGTGATGAAGAACAGGAACAGCAGCTTCCCATTCGGTGACAATTCGGCAAACCATGGGTCGTCCCATGTCGCACAGTCGATCGTGCGGTACATCACGCCACCCCCTTTCGAGCGTGCGGGATGCGTCTATGCACATGTGATCTGGGGATGGTAAAATTAGGCAAATGCCGCTCCTTTGGTTCGTTCAAGGGATCGGACAGGGCCGGAGCGGAAGCTGATAACTTCCCTTCGGCCCGCTCTTTTGTTCCTCGAAGTATACCCCACCGCGGCACCTGCGCTCCACCATTTCCCCGGCGTACATATGAGGGGATTAGCAACGCGCTAATCCCCTCGTGCTATCCCCTAAAAGGGAATGTCGTCGATATCCTCTTGGACCTGTTGCTTGCGCCGTCGGATCGGTGCCCAT